GGTGGGCCTGTCAGGAGGCCGCTGGAGATCTACTTCCAACGCTTCCAACTTGTGCTTCAGCAGAGATATGGTGGCGAATACATCGCTCATTCGAACAGCCTCGCAGCGTTAGCCATAAGCAGCGCTTCGGCTCTGTGTTCGTCCTTTTTGCGGCTGAGCTGGGCAGCTAGTTTAGGGAACGTCCTGGTCGCAATGCGTCGGGCCCCATCTTTATCTGCCGGCACACTGGCTGCCTTTTTCCATTTGGCGGGCGTGACCTCGGCATACTTCATTTGAAGGAGAGCTAGGGTGCCTAGAATTTGCCCGTATCCACAACCCAGTTTAAAGGCGGATGAAACCCCCTGGAGTGGCCTGGCACCCTGCTTCTCCACAACTACAAAATCAACTGGAACACTGTTTAAAATGTGACTGAGCTCCAGCGTATTTACGCCGCCGTCAGTCCAGACGGGGAGGTCGTGCACCTCGGCCCAGTCACCGTTGACAATGGCAACGCCTCCGGTGCGATAGCCTGGGTCAATCCCTGCGTAATATCTCGACATTTTCCTGCTCCATTTTGTTTTCGCAAATCACCTCGAACTGCGAAGAAATCGTGCGTTTCTGCTCGTTTGCCTCTTTTTTTAGCCATTCGGCGTATTTTTTTTCGACGCGCAGAAATACCGCAACCCGTTGATTATCCATGCTTTTCTTATTCTCTCTAAAATTAATTTAAATAATCGTACATTTAAATCATGTCTGGTACTTTTATTTTATGCTATCAGGTGCTATCTAAAGCAAGAAGACAGGAACAAGACAGTTAGGAGACAGTCATGGACAACGGATGCAAAGTTTTAATCGGGTGCGAAACTAGCGGTATAGTTAGGGAGGCATTTAACGCGCTGGGCTTCGACACCTGGAGCTGCGACGTGCTACCGGCAGACACACCGACTAACCGCCACATCCAGGACGACGTGCGAAACGTCATCGCGATGGACAACTGGGATCTCGTGTTTATTGGCCATCCGCCATGCACCAGGCTATGCAACTCCGGCGTCCGCTGGCTACACAAGGCTCCTCCAGGTCGCACACTCGACGACATGTGGAGCGAGCTTGACCAGGGCGCAGAGCTGTTCAGCGATCTCTGGAATGCAGACGTTCCGTGCCTGGCAATAGAGAACCCAGTGATGCACAAGTACGCCAAGGAACGCATCCGTAACTATCAGCCGTTCACGCAATCAGTGCAGCCCTGGGAATTCGCACACGACGAGCAGGGTGCCGATAATGTGAAAAAGCGCACATGCTTTTGGCTCAAGAATTTACCAGCTTTGCAGAAGACAGGATCTCTCGACGGATCAACAGCTCGCGCAGACGTACACAACGCGACGCCTGGTCCAGATCGATGGAAGATCCGCTCAAAGTTTTACCCAGGCATCGCAGCCGCAATGGCTGAGCAGTGGGGCAACGCGGCACTCGCCGCACAACATCAACAACTCGCAGCGTAGGAGGAAAGCTATGAGTGAATATTTAAGCAAAGCTCTTTTGGATATGACTGACGGTCAATGGGATGAAATGGAAGACATAAAGGTTTCGGATGAAGTAATAGAGATGGTGCGTCTTTACCTTTGGTCACATGCCGGTCGTTTTAACAAACAGCTAAAGATGCACGTCGAGCACAAGTTGATCGACATGCTTCACGTCGATGCTGGCGAACTGAAACGCAAGTACAAGGAGCAAGATGAATGAACTTTCAGATAACGCGCAAACCTTTACCCAACCAGGAGCAGCTCGCCATCGCTCGGCAGATGCAACCAGGCGACTGCGTGGAGGGGTTAAAGGCAAGCAATGCACTCAAGTTGCGCGACGCAATTGATGAACTGTACGGGCAGGGGAGCGCCTATCCAATTCTTTATCAAAAATCCTGGACAGTATGGAGGAAGAAATGAAAATCGATATTAGACCGATCGAGGCGAGAATGTTACGTCACGCTATTCGGGAGCTAAATATTGCTTTGGAGGAGATCGAAGACGACGGCCCAGGCTTTTTTTCTATACAAGAAATGGGCGCTCTAGAGCTTGTCAGGATGAAATTAGAAAAGGCGGAAGAGTAATGTCAGTTAGAAAAGTAGTTGATAAAAAAACTGATCGGGTGCTATTCATTGGAACTTATAAGCAAGCGGTCGATTACTGCATACATAACAATCTGGGTAAATTTTACGAATATACCTGGCAGGATCACGTCATCGATGGCGGCGATCAGATCGAGATAAGGGAGCACAAACCATGAGGGTAGGGGCTTTTATTGTCGGCGGAGATAAAGACAGTCAGGCTCGTCAGCGCACGGCCATCACCGAGTATTTTCTAAACACTGCCGCATCGATTGATTTCTTTCCAGAGAAACCAGGCAACGAGACGTTAGACGCTGAGGATCGCGTCATGCTGATGAAGTGCGCCAGGTTTTGTCGAAAGCACCAGGCGACCCTTGCCGTTGCCAGTTTGTCGGGCATGTTTGACAAGCGCTGGAAAGCGCTGGGCTGGCTGACGTATCAAGTGGAGCAATACGGAATAGACATCGTTGTGACCGACGAGCCCAGGGTCAACGGATCCTCGATTGCTATTCTTAGCGCCCAGGCGGAGGAGCAACGCATTAGGTTGGCGGCAAAGTCAAAGGCTGCCCTGGACGAGATTAAGTCACTGCTCAAACAGGGTAGGCCCGTCAGGTCCAAATCCGGCAGGATAATAGAGAAGTTAGGAATTCACGACAACAAGGATGAAACGGATCGCTTGGGTAACGAAGCCCAGGCAAGGCTCGCCAGGGAGCGCGACCAGGAAGTGTGGGGGCTCGTCGAGAGTTACCTTAAGCAGGGCATGAATATGTCCGAGATAGCCAGGCAATTGAACGCGGCAGAGGTGCCAACTCCAGCCCAGCAAAGGAAAGAAAACAGGGAAACCAAAGGTGTTTGGTATCCGCAAACTGTAAAAAATTTGCTGAAGAGGCAGGGAGTAATAAAATGAAATATGATAGTAACGTAGTCAGTATGCAAGTTTCGTTAGCAAACCTAAAACGTAAGTGGGCTATACAAAACCTAGATATTGAAATCCAAATCTCGCAAGGCGCTCGAACGGCTGAAACAGAGGTCGAACGTGAAATTATGAATTACTCTAGAAATTCTTCCAACAGGAGAAAATTTTTCATGCACATTTTGCGAGGCACTTACCAAGACAATGCAATTACTGCATCCCAATTAGTGCAAGAAATAGGGTGTGCGCTTCGTACAGTTGAGACAATTATTAAGGAATGTGACGAGGCTAATTGGGTAGAAATTTATAAATGTAACAAGGGTCATCGACATATAAAAGCAATGCCAATCCTTATGGAAACATACGAAAATTACACACATTGGTTATGGGAGGCGGTGGAGCAAACTGGTTTGCGTCGCCTCGGCTACGCTGTTTCAGAGCTGCAAAGACAAGTAGATGAAGAATGCTAATTGTTGCACGAATGGGTATGCAAACGTTTCGTATTGATACTAAGACGAGAATGATACACGTTAGAGACAGGAGGAAGACATGAAGGTCAACTATCACGGAAATCCTAGCCGGAAACTGAAGCTTAACAAAACGATGTATAAGCTTAGCTCCGGCATGATGAAGTGGAAGCGACGTATTGCAATCCCCATGTGGCACCCGTCTCATGTGTCTAAGGCAGCGAACATATTGACGGAATACGCAGAACGGATTGCTAAGATCGACCAGTCTAACTCCATGCGTGGTTCAGATCGAACCATGCTGGCTCAGCAACTTCTGGTGGAAATGAACCACCAGTTTAGCATGATCAGTCCGCAGGATCCGAGGGAACGAGGAGCGGAACGATACGAGTTCATCAATGGCAACAACCATATGGTGAACACACTTGGGTTTGACGACCTGGCTAAAGATAAAGAGCTAAACGAAGACAATTAAACCGTATCGGGTACTCATAAAAAGGTATTTGGTACACCTAACACAATGAGGAGAGCGAAATGCTAACAATACATAAGCGGCTTTCTGACTACGTTAGAGGTTTACGCATAATATATATTATACCGAAACCTTCTAATGTATCAGAAAAACAGAATAGGCTAATTAAACAGATTAACCTAATTAACCTAAACAGAATAATCAGAATAATCGAAGACGTCCTCGCTGCCACGAGTATTTTCGCCATAGCTTATCTATGGTTGTTGGTAGCGAGGGGGTTTGGATGGCACTAAAGAAATATAAATTTCAAGATAGCCAGCCAGGCACTTTAGATCCCGACTATAAAAACCATGTAAACGAGCTCGTAGAAAACGTTACCACTGCTCTAGCAAATATAGGGAAGTGGGAGGCAATAAGAGAGCTTGCCACGGAAACTTTGGCGGAAGGAATGGTTGCTTTAAACCTCAACCAAGTCGAGACGGAAAATCTGAAAGTTTCCATATCGAACGATGGCACAAAGGTTGAAGTACAGCTTAAAGGCGATGAGGAGGTGTATCATTGAGACACCCTCTGACAAAACCGCAAAAGGAAATCTACGATTATTTCTGTGAGTTCTACAAGCGTTACCCAGAGCATCGAAGCCCGACGCTGAAGGACATGGCAACCGGTCAAGTTGACGGTGTCCAGGTGTGCAAGCAACGAGCTAGCCGGCAAAGCATCTACCCACATGTCCGGACGTTAATCGATAAAGGTTACATCAAAGAAAATTTTTATCGCAACAAACCATACTGGACATTGGCGGAGGAAGACGATGAGTAAACCATTAACGCCTCTGGAGCAGATGAAAGCTGACGCAAAAGAAGTGAACCGCCGGCTCCGCAAAAAGTGGGGCATGAAGGTCGAACCCAAACCGCAATATCATACGCTTAATAAGCAAGCGGAGCGCGTTAATGAGATGCTTAAGAAAGGAAACAGGCGCGATACTATTGCAGGAATTCTTAACATCTCTGTGGTCCACGTTGGGCGAATAATTAGAGAATATGGTTTACCCAGGGAGGACTAAATGGGCAGGAGAGTTAAATTGCAAAAAATTTGTCTAAAAAAATATTTCCGACACAAAGATGAGGAGAAAAAAATTACGGAAAATAAAGCTTGTTTGAGCGACATTACTTTTGACAGTTTTGGCAAATTACAAACTATGAGATTTTCTTTACACCCGAAAGTAGAAAGAATTATTTCTGACGAAGTTGAAAGAATAAATGAGGAGCCCCATTAGGGCTCCTTTTATATTAACCACTGATAAATTTTCTTGGTTTCTTTGATGCGGTGATCAAGGCCGTTGTAGCCTCCGTTAACCCGACGGGTCAGTTTTTTCACTACTGCATCATTTACGCCCTCGTCGCATATGGTCCACAATTTATTTTTTCTGAAAAACCAAATGGCGCTATCCATAGCGTATTCTTCCGCAATCAAATCTGGGTTATCCATAACCTCCGGCAATCTCATATCGCTGGCAAAAGAACGCACGTTGTCACGGCCAGTAACCTGAAGGTAACCCCTGCCTCGGTATAACCAGCCTCCATTATCCACGCCTTGGTTTCCCATGCGGTGGCCGTAAACTTTATTTGCTAGGGCTTGTGGATTGCGAGCGTAGGGCTTCGCGTCTTCTTCTGTCTTAAAATATTTTCCGAAAACTCTAAGGCACGCATCAACAGAATAATTTAAATTTTCCTCTACATGCTGAAATGTGCCGCTTTCATGGACGACCTGGCCCAGCAAGTGAGCAGCTCGTTTAGGGCTAAGCTCAAAGTATTGTGTTACTTTACGAGCCGTGTTTGGCCCCCAGCCGCCATCTGGTTCAGTGCCTACTCTTGTTTGCAATTTGCGTAAACTGTCGCTCATTTCTTTGCCTCCAAATATAATCTCAAACAATTAACCAGGGTGTTTAGAGACACCGCTGAGAACAACATTATCCACTGCCACATCTCCATCACTTTTTGCCTCCGAAAAACTGTTTACCGCCTCGGATACCGATCGCACTAAGGCAGACAACTAAAACCAAATTTTGATACCAGGAGGGTAGGGCCGACAGACGATCGAAGCCGTTCTGTACTGTCTGCTCCAGGCCAGGAATAAAACAGAGCGCAACTGGCGCCAGGACCAAAATTGTTACCGCCTCGTCTTTCCAGGAATTCTGCGTACCCTGGGCCATAATTCGCTCCCAGTCACTCGTTGACGTCTCTTTTGAGAGTAAAATTTTCGCTTTCGCTTCCGCCTCTGTTAATTTTAACTTCGCGTTTGCTGCGTTTGCGTCTGCTTTTCCCTGCAACCAGGATCCAGCAAGATTAGCCACGGGCCCAAGAAACTGCATCATTTGTTAGCCTCCTTATTCATCCAAATTCCAAAACAACCAGTCAACGCGCCCATGCACACTGACACTAAACCAGCTTGCCCATTGGTTGGTTCCTCTAAGCTCATGTACCAATGCACTGACTGATATGTTAAAACAGTGACCGCCAACATCATTAGCCGAGGAACTATTTTCCAATCATCAATTACTGTGTGTGCCATTTTCTAAAATCCTTATTGCTAATCGTTTGTCGGAAGTCTGGATTACCACCAGCCCGTTTTTGTAAATCACCCATCTGTTTCTTTTCACCTCAACCATCTGCATCCAGCAAAACGCACTCTAAAATCATGTCATTACTGGTCTTCAAAACGCCGGCCCTATCTCGCTCTTCTTGGCAAGTCTCCCAACTAGGGTACTGATCGATCAAATAATATTGGAGGTGATCGGTGCGTATAAAGTGGAACCAGACAAGCGCATAGATCATGGGAGCCAATTCCCTAGATCGAGATAACCCATATGGTTTAGATACCAAGTAGAGCCCACAAACGCGCCCAGGAGCAGCACTAAAATTGAGATGACTGTCAGTGTCATTTCTTGACGTGCCTGGGCAGCTCGACGCGCTAAAGCTTCCTGCTCACGCCTTTCAACCAATACTTCTTTTCTTATTTTCAAGAGCTCCAGCCATTTGCTCCGCCCGTACCGGTTACTCACCCATTCCTGGAGCTCGCGCTCTTGTTCCTCATAGGCCATCTTATCCGCCCAGGTTGATAAAGCTTCTTGGTTTACGCTGACAAATTTTTTGTCCATTTTGCGAGAATGGTTTTTTTTTGCCTGGTCAGCTCCGTCAAAGAATTGGCCAATTTGTTTTGATAGAGAACTGATAGCCTTACCGGCGGCGATACCGGCCTTTATTGATGTGACCAAGCTGACAGGATCAACCATTTTTACCTCCCATCAGAATTAATGGGGCGTCTTGTGAGGTATTCTATTGTGTTTTCTAGCGTCTTAATTCTAGCTTGCAATTTGATGATTTGATTGAATTGAAGGAGGAAACCTTCCTGCGTTTCGTACACATCGTCAAATTCTGACATAACGTCTTCGAAAGTTTCCTGACCCTCCTCTTCCAGTTCAATTAGTATATCTAACAACTCATCAATATTTTCTGCATTCTGTTGAACGTCACGCTGTAAGTTGACGCGCTCAGTCGCAGAATTTTCTGCCGTTAAAACAGAGACAGTTTCTTGTAAATTTGCAATGATGCTTGCTTGCTCTGAAGCATACCACACCATGCCGCCCAAACTGGAACACACAACGCCTATTACAGCTATATTTACCTTGGGCAGTTCCATTATCCGACTTTCATCAAAACCGCGATAAGCAACGCGATGATCGAGCCGGCAGCCCCCCAAAGGATCTGCTCAGTACGCTTTGTACGGACGTAAAGATCTTTAAGCTGTATGCGGAGCTCGGTTTTAACCTCGACCATGTCTTTCTCGACAACGTCGATCCTGGCGTGAGCTGAATGGACTGTGCGCTTATCCATAACTAGTAACCGTTAGCTATTAGCTTGCTGAATTCGCCGGACATTAATTTCTTTTTAATGTACTCGTTCAGCTCCTGACTGCCAATTGCAGCGCCGCACTCTTTCATCCACTGCTCTATAACGACAAATGGAATAGATCCGGCGAGCCTCATGTCGGACTTTCTGTTATGCCCTTCAATGTTGCGCTCTTTGTTAAAGTCCAAAATGCGTTGAACGTCCTGGGAACGGTTAACAATTATTTTACCGTCCTCATCGAAAATTCTTGTGTGTAAGCTCATTTTTTAGCTTTCTTTTTCTTTGGGGCTTTGCCGCCAATCCAAGCTTCGTTAATTTCAGGAGTTGAGGGGTCATCTGCCTGGAGTTTGCCAGTCGCAGTCCTTGCTCGTTGGATTTTAATTTCCATTGCAAAGCCAGCTTCTAGAAGAGCTTGACCTTCCTCATCGCTGACTTCAATTCGATCGCCTTTCATGGCAGGAGATCCTCCGGCCCAGGGTTTTCGATCGGTAATAATTTCAACTTTCATAATATCTTCCCGTATCTGGTACTTTTAAATTTAATATATTCGCTATTAGTTAATTAACCAAAAATAGATGGGGCATTGCTGCCCCACCAAAGTTTATGATGCGTTTATGTCCGCTACGATCCCGTGCGCTTTTTGCGAAGTCACCTGGAGGCCATATTCGCAGGAAATTAATCTCCGCTCTGACAGACCAGTTTTTGCTAACTGCTCTTGCTTAGCAGTCTGCAAATAAACCACTTCCGCGTATGACGGATCTAAAACAAGCACGTCTGGTGTGTAATCCACACTAGAAACTGTTCTGACACGCATCCGGCGGTTCGGAACGATCTGAAGTTCGCCAAAGTCACTACATGCCCTTCAGTTAGATACGCTACTCTCTAACCCGCCTTTCGGCTGCTACGGCTTGATCTTTCTACATACGCCGCAGATGAGACTATATCTTCACCCGTTCTGGGTGGCTTCCGCTTCGAGACGCTTGCCTCTACTCCCTTTCGGGATAGTCGTTGCACCTTCCTGATTTCTCAGGCTTGGCTCATGATTACCCATGTCTGGGCTTCCCATGAATTCAAAAGCTTGCATTTATATATTCCTATACAAAGACACTAGTTATTTAAAGACGCTTAGTTAATGTATACGTCTATGGCGGCACTTAATTTTGCATCTTCTGCCTCTTTGAAACGCGTTGCGTTACCAGTAAAGGTAGAGATTTTCTGCTTTTGAGCAGAACCACACATCACCACAGATGGTGTTGCGCCTTCGTTCCAGCAATCAGCGATAACTCCTTTGAGAAGAGCCTCAGTGATGGGGCGAAGTGTTCCGTCAGTCGCGGCTGCGTTGACATGACCACTTTCTCCAGTTCCGGAGGTTGTACCGTTAGCACCACCAGTACCACGAGATACGTTTGTGGTTAGGTAAGCTGGCAACCCAGCGGTCGCTCTTGCAGTACCAGCCGCACCAGCGTTAGCCGCTGTATTGTCCAGAAGCATTGACTCCATGTCACGCTTTAGCTCCTGCAACTTGTAAGCAACTTGCTTCGCTAATGATTGAGCCTGTTGAACACCATTTACCGAATTACTGGTTGATGAAGTTTCGCTCACTTTAGCACTTATCTGGGTATACCCCCCTTTACGAACAGCATTGGTTGGCGCACTGTTTCCAAGTGCATCTCCTTCCAGTTGTCTGTTCGATGTGTCTACTGCCGCCAGGTCTACTTCGGACCATTCGTAGTAAGTGTTATCGACATTTCGTGAGCCAATTGTGCTCATCAGAAGACTATCCGTAGGCGACAGCGATGCCATTGCCTCCGATAAATCTTCTCTTATGGTTGTGACGTCGTACGTCTTGTTGGTATTTGCAGCTACAGCCATCGTATTGTCCTTTCGTTACGACAAGAGAAATTTAGCTACGTCATCGACGGAGCCAGATTTTTGCATACTCGTTTTCACCTTTGCTTTTTGCTTGGCGTTGTATGCGGTTGCTTTTTTCTTCGCCCCAGCTTTCACAGTGCCCAGGCTCTCTTTTTTACCGGAGGTGGCCTTTGCTTTTTTCTGAACCAATTGTCGGTAACGCATCGCGTCATGCATCGCCAGGATGTATCTATGATCTCTTACTGATCCCAATTCCTCGGCAGTAAACCCATAGAATTCTCCTGTTTCCGCAATACCCTTTTTAATCGCTTCACCCTTTTTAGGATCCGCAATCTCAGGGAGCTTTTCCGTTAACAGTTGTGCTTGGTTCATCGTGTACTCTTGTAAACGCGCTTCGTTAGCAGCGTTTTGCTGCGTCTGGAGCTCATTCATTTGAGCGACCTTGGCATCATGCTGAGTTTTGCTCTCGTCGTATTTAAGCTTTTCCTGCATGTAAGCGATCGGGTCGCTATCAAACAGGTCGGCAGACGGTGGAACAGGCTCCTGCAAGCCTTGGTCTTTCGCTTGGTTGAAAAAATCCAACATTTGTTGGCGTTGTGCGGCTAGTTGGTCGTTTTGAGTTTTGAGATCTTTCTCTAACCCAGAAACTTCCTGCATTCGCCGCTGGATATAGTCTTGTCCGGCTGCTCCTCGCTTTAGCTCCCCCAAGGTCTTCTTTCTCATCTCACCATCGGATTTATATTCAATCTCTAGGTCATCGGAAAGTTCTAGGGTAGCGTCGATTTGCTCGTCTTCGATATCCTCATTGTCTGCTTCGAACTCCAATAAATCACTGTCGTCGTCGGCTTCGTCTACTTCTACTTCTTCCGTTTGCTCAACTGCTTCGATCTCTTCTTGAGGTGCCTCGTCAGTTGTTTCAACAGCTTCTGTTTCAGTTGGGGTATCTGGTACATTTAAAATTTGTTCCAGAACTTCTGTCATTTGATTAGTCGCTTCATTCACGGTACTAAGTCTTTCTATATTGTAGGAGCGTCTCTGCCGTCACGACGGCGTCGAGGTGCGCTTCTAGTTGGTTAACGGCTCGCATAATTGCGTGAGCCTCTTCACGCCGCTCGATCTCGTCGGCGGCACTGTTTGCAAAAACCTGTTTCTGGTTTTCGCGAACCTCTTCCAGTAACTGCTTAAACGTGCCGTTATTTTGTAACCTTTTGGCGTCGTCCGCGCTAATTTTACTGTTGTCCATTATTCATTCCCTGTTGTGCAATACCGGCAACGGTACGCATTTTATCTTGCTCAGCTTTTATAGCCGCCACGTCCACTGTAGCGCCGTACTGACCGGCAATCTTAGCCGCGTTGACCATCAAGTCTTGGGCCATCTTATCGCGCTCACGATCGTCCTGGGCGGTTGCTTTAGCTGCTTCTAACTGGAGTTTTGCCATTTCGGTGCCGGCTTTTGTTTGCGCTTTCATTTGCTCGGCCTGGAGAAAAGCAGCATTTGGATCTTGTTGTTGCTGCAACATAGCTTGTTGTTGCTGTTGTTGCTGAGCCATCATTTGCTGCTCAATCTCTTGGTTGATCGGTGCGAAGTATCTGTCGCTGTTTCTGACGCCGTTGACGGCCAATATATCCGCCAGGGAGTTCCTGATGTTTGTCAGACTAACCAAACCGTTTTGCGCCCCGTACTGGCCGTACACTTGCATCTGCAACTGTAGGGCTTGCTGGAGAGCCGCTACGCGCTCGTCTTCGCGTCCTGTTCCCAGACCGACATTTATGCTGACGTCGTAGCTTAAATCAAATGCTGTCGGATCGACAGGAACAAACACACCGTTAAGCTTCATAACCTTTTCTTCGTCGAAATTTTTGTGTGTCAGCTCCAGCAATAGCTTAAACAGATCCTTAAATCCTTCCGCAATATTTCTGCACATCACCTCGACCTGGCCGGCTGCCGCCTCGACCGCCGCTGTAACTCCGCTTTTTGTCGTTGATTGGAGGGCGTCTGGATTTAATGCGATATTCGCTGTCACTCCACTTTTAGCCTCGACCATTTTGTCCAGGTAGGTTAGGGCGCTCAGAGTTTGACCAGCAACAAATGGCACTGAAAGATCTTGGACCTGTCCTGGCGCATTCATTCTGATTAAACCACCTATCTCATTGTTAAGTAGGTCTTCGACGGCGACCTGGCCGTTTACGAAACCCATCCTAGGAGAGTTTGTCAACGCGACGTTATCTAGTATTCCGCGTAAAACGCTGGTGGCCGCGTCTTGGTCATCGCATAACTTTTCTGCCAGGGAATGGCCGTAAAAACTATGTGGCTCCGGATCAACTTCAATTTTTACTAATGGAACGCGCTCGCAGGGCTCGTAATCCATTAGCTTGTAAGACGTGCCGCCCATAACAAATTTATGCAAAACTGGCACGCCGGTGCCGTCTACATCGATCCGCATGTAAGCTTCCGTAATAAGGACGTTTCCCATTGCTGGATCTAATGCATTTTCATCGTCGTCGTTATTATTTGTGTAGCCGCGCCGCTGGGATTTTTCTTCCTGGAGAACTCCAGTGTCATTGTCAAAACTATCCAGCTCGTAAACAATCTCAGGGTCAAAACCCATCTCCACGACGTCGCCAGCTCTCATCTCAGTGCGGTGGGCAACACAATAGGCACTATCAATATCTCTAGCTTCCCTAGAAATGAAAAACTCCTCACTAGGAACGCTTTCTAAGCAAAGCTCGCCTTTTGTCTCTGTTCGTTGAATTTTGACGCTAAAGTAAGGCGCGTCGTCTTCCTCGTTCATTTCCGACGATTGCTCTAATACTTCCACGCCTGGCTCGTTTACCAACAAGGTCAGCTCGTCAGCCGTCAAGTCAGTAAACATATGAATTTTGGCTTTTGGATAAGTCTTATAATACGCCTTGGCTATCCCTTGTTTCTTGACCAGGGCGTCATGGATCAAATCGTTTAAAATTTTATAGCCGTTTAACCTTTGGAATTCGTGATGGATAAAATCCGTAGCTTGCTCGGCAATGGCTACATCATCCGGTCCTTTTGGCACGAATTCGACCGGCTTGTCGGTACTCATAAACACACGCAATATTGAGGGTTTCACGCTTTGGATCGTATCCCTTACTTTGCTGGAAACCACGCGGCTTCGGCCTTCTTCGTGACCCAGCGAAGTTTTCCCATCCATGTACTCAGCATTTTTAATTCTTATATCGCTGATTTCCGTTTCCACGAAATCCACCGCGTCTTCGATAGCTGTCGAAACAATGCTTTCAATTTCGTCAAAGGTTTTTTCTCTAATTTCCATTGTTGTTGTTTCCCGTGTATGTTTGGATGGCTTTAGTACCGACAGCCGTTGTAAAGAATTGGTTTAACATTTTATCAATTAATGTCTTGTCACCCATGCGAGCTGCCTCGTCGAGCAGGGTAGAAACAACCTGGTCACGCTCACGGCCCTGCAATGTTAAAATTTTACCGATCTGCTTGTTTAGGTTGCCCCTGGTGTTGCTGTATAAAATTTCGTCGATAAGAGCGTTGATTGGCGCGTCAAACAACGCTCGCTTTCCTCTGCCTATTGCGCCAGGCACTTCGCCGGTAGCATCATCAGTTAAATCGCCGACGCTTTTCTTAGCCTCAGTTCTAAAAGCAGTTTGAGCTCCCTCAATTGCTCTTTGTCTTGTATTAGAAAATTCGGCTTCTGCCATTAAACGCCTGGTAACTTGTTGAGCATTAGTGCGCCCAATTATCATTTCTAGCTTTTCTGCATTCCAAGACTTACCAAATTCTGCCCAGGCAGCCGCCGCGTCATTTCTTGATGTTCCCATAAGAGCGCCAATGTACTCGCGAGCTCCAGCTCTGAATGCATCTTCCTCGGCGCCCGTCATTTTTTTGAGTTTTGCTTCCAACATTTTTGGGCTTATGGCTGACGCTTTACCACCAGAAAATGCTTTCATCCCGTCTTCAATTGCACGATCTACGGCGCTGGCTTCAGCCCACTTAGATCTGGCTACGGCGTAACCATCTATGTCGTCTAACTTGTCGTCAATTTTATCTAGAAAAACTTTAAGATTAGTACCGACACCGGTATCGCCAGATTTAAAAGCCGTATCGATCGTATCGTTTAATTCAACTCTGACATTATGTAATTTTCTGGCCGTCACGGGAATTGTTCCAAATTTATTAATATCAGCGTCGTCGCCAAGTTCTTTAAGGAGCACATCCATTGCGGCTTTTGATCTTGTAGAAGCATCAGCGGAAGCCTCTGTAATTGCTTCTCTCACATCTTGAACGTCAAATAATTTTTTACTTGCTTTAGCTTTTTCATACATAGGGCTAATAACTTCGTTTTTGTTTTGCTTGTTTGCTAATGAAGCTAAAAATCCAGCATTTGGTTGATCAATTAATCGATCAAAATCAGCTTCAATCCGAGCTCCTGCACCTTTAGATCTATTAATGATATTTCTTCTCAGCGTGTTGGATCCCTGGCCCTGGATAGTTGCTATGCCGGTTGCTAATCCTTGCGGAGCGCCTTCGACGTCAGCCAGCATACCCTCCGGACCTAAACTATCTAAATACGCTTTTACGTCTGTTCCGCTGTCTTCGGCGTTCTTTACTTGCTTTGCAACTCTTCGAAGAGCTTGACCCTGGAACCCATCTTGAGCGCCACGATACCAATTTTGAGCAATATTTTTTAAGCCCTCGGCAGCTCTGCCAGCAACTGGAGCAGCTCCTCCAGCGGCTCCGCCAATAGCAGGATTTAAATATCCCACATTTTTCATTCGGTTTATAAAACCGCCTTCGCCTTCGCCAAACTCTGGAGCTGATGCCAGGGCTGCGCCGGAGCCGGCGCCAGTAAGCATTTGTTTGGCAACACCAGCATTCCTTATAAGATTTATACCTTGGTTAGTACCCAATCCAACAGCCATAGTTGAACCAGCTCCAGCAGCCCTACCTTTTGAGTATTCTTCCGGCGCTGCATACTTAAACATTTCATTTTTTTGTCTAACGAGATCTCTATACCTGGCGTAGGCTTCTTTTGCACTTTGCAGATCTCTATTTTTAACAAAATCACCGGCTGCCTTGTAAGCTCCGTAGATTTCGTCATCTAAATTAATTGTGGCCTCTGCTTTAAAGCCCTGGCCCATAGCTTTGGTTTCGACAATTGCGTTTATGGTTTCTTGTTCATTTTCTCGAAAATTATCTAACCATTTTTGCTCTTTTGGTCGAATTGTGCCTTTTCTTTCTAAAGCCTCCAACTTACCAGCGAGTGTGGCTCTTTGAGATGCTTCTGCAAAAGTCATGCTCATACTAGTCATCCCCCTCAATTTCATTATTAATTATGCTGCTTTCTTCGTCCGAAAGAGTTACGTCGTCGTCAGGTGAAGGACCGCCAATAAGACCTTGCTCAATCATGTAAGCTCTGACGCCCTGCATTGGATCCTCTAACGCCCAAATTTTCATATCACGTTCAGCAATTGTTGTTATTGTGCCGTTAGCATATTCTCCATGTATCCTAGCAAAATCTTGTTCATACTTGGCTAGGGCTTGCATTGTTTTTACAATCAACTTGTTACCACCTGGTTTAGCTGCAATGGACGGAACAGAGGATTGGAATAAAGCTAAATCGGCGTCTGACATTGGACCGGATCCAGGCTGCCTTTGCTCTGGTACAAGTTGATTAATAATTGCCGCCGCAGCCGCCGCTGTATCTGACCTAGTATCAAGATTAAAAAATTGAAAAGCAGTATCAGCTAACCCTGCCATAAAACCTGTTGGCGTTGCATCCAGTAAATCTTCAAGTAAATTTAATCTGCTTATTTTCATCGCCATAGGGCCATAATTTTTACCAAAATCAAAACTTTCTCTGAGCGCAATTTCTGACCTAAGAGTTTCGACTGGATTTACTTGTTTTGGATTAATTGGATTTATATCTGTAGGTTTATTGTCTCGACCGACAGTCACTTCGTATGAACCTTCCGGCAGCGTTTGACCAAATTGCTCTAAAATTTGAGCTGAATTCAAAATTGTCTTTTTGCCTTTGAGCTGTTGCGACATTACTGACGACATCACGTTCTGCATGAGGGCAGGGTTGTCCTCAACAAGCTTAGCCAGCTCTGGATCAATCGATCTAATGTACTCCAGGCTTTTGTTATTCATACGCCTAGTTTTGCGATCCTTAATGTCCTGGGCAGCCATAGCCATCATAGGCTGTAGCTGTTGAGGATTACCGCTGAGAGACATTAATGCAATTGACAAACGATCAGAAGCGTCTGGATCCTTGCCTGTTATCGCATCTTTTAATTTGCCAAACCCACCGCCTACAGTTTTGTTTATCATGCTAAATAACGGATTTTTGTCCATTCCAGAAGATTGTTGATTGCTTGGCATTTGGTTGTTTTGTGGGCCTAGTAAGGGTGATGCGTTTAACGGTTGGTTTTGCATTACAAGCTCCATAAATTTTTCTGCGTTTTTTCTGTGTGGCCCCATACTGGCGACTTTTTCAGCAACTGTTCCAGGCATTCCGCCAGCTCGCTCGTCAGTCATATTTAAATTATCTACGCCGCCAGTATTAATAGCTGAATATATTTGCTCCAAACCCATGCCAGGTTGAACTCCGACTGTTTTCAAATATTGATATATTCCTGCTCCTGGGCCGAGCTGAGTGGATATAGCTTGCGGACGGGTTTCAAAACTGACGCCATATTGATTTGCTTGAGGAACGCCAAATTGTATTAATCCACGATGCTGACCAAATTTTGTTTCCGGACCAAGTTGCAACGGATTAAAAGTGCCCCCAGTTTCGTAGCTAATTGCCGTCGCGAGATCGATAGGACTAATGCCAAGCGCGTTGGCCGTCGAGAATATGCCTTGGGCTATATCCATTAAGTCATTAATCCAGATCCGCCTTTGAGGACGTAATTTAGTGCTCCAAGAATGCCTAACGCTCCTGGGTTGTTTGAAGTTGTGTCAGTATAAGGTTTCGGAGACGCTCCAAGAGCCGCCAAGGGCACGTTTAAGCTGTTCATGGGTGATTGTGCATAATTTGCAAAATCATTCCTGGCAGCGTCAATAAGAGCTTGCTGTAAGCTTTGCTGAAGCAATCCTTGCTGCATCATATCCTGATTTAAAACTCTGCCGGTGTTAAACGCCTGGTTAGCCATGCCACCGAGCTGACTGGCAGCGCCCAGGCGAGATGAACGATCCGCCATAGCGTTTGCCATAGACGTGTTGTAACCCTGCATTCTCATGTTGCCTAATTGGTTCGCTGCCATTCGACCAAACTCAGCGTTAGTCACGCCTTCAGCTACGCCTTGCCTGGATCCACCGTATGCGCCAGCACCTTCAGCTTGAGCGCCAAGATTATTAATTGCCATTTGACGTTGACGCTCAATATCTTGTGCCGTGTTGTCGATGACTTGCTGTTGATAAGGATTATTAAACGCACCGACGTTAAGCGGACCGCCCATTGCCTGGTTAGTAAAATTCATTGCGTTGCCCAAGCCTTGAGCTGCCGCCTGGTTTACATTGAATGGTTGTTGTGGTTGGCCGCCGCCTTTGCCGCCTGATCCTGCCATCTTATATCTCCTTCATTGTACGAGATAGACGTATCTGGTACTTGTAAATTTTACCGCATAAACGACTGAATGGTTCGCCTACAATCTTAATCGCTTTTCCGACATAATTAGGTTTGTATTTTTCTGGTTTCATGCAGTGCGCCATTTCTTCGGCCCAAGCTTTTACAATAGGCCACATTACCGACCTAAGAGTTTTAGCAAGCAAAGTGTTTTTCTGTATGTAATTTGCGGTCGGAATGCCCCACAAGTGATAGCCCTCTATAAGGGCAGGGTCTTCTCTTAAAACCTTTACTCCGTAGCGACGATCTAGTTTCCAAATTTCTTTTGGTAAGTATCCCATTTTACAATACGCGGAGCACATAACTGTACCGTCGCCCTTTGCTATGCTAGAAACATCGCTCGCAACCTTATCTTTCATTTCAGAAACATCGCTTCTTATTTGACCAAAATGCTCACCTAACGACATATCAAAAGGGTTTTTATCCATCATTTCGTAACCAGGCGTCATAGCGGCAACTTCTGGAGACATTTGCCCAGGTTCATAACCAAGAGCGTAAACACCTCCATCTGGCGTTTTTGCAAAACCTATTGCGCCATCTGAAACACCTTCAGCATAGTTTTTCTTTTGCCGCTCCATGTGTTCTGCCATAAAGTCAGCCCTTTCTTGGCCAACTCCACCGCTGTTACTGCCGCCAATTATTGGCCGGCCATCGATGCCGACTGGCATTGTGTTTTGATATCCAATGTCGGAGACGTTGCCAGCGTTTATGCCAGTTGTTCCGGTAAATGGGTTAATAAAAAAACTATCGATGTAACTAGCCTGGGCAGGGCGGTCCTCTCTAAATTCTCCAGTAATTGCGTCAAAAACAGGTTTGGCGCTGTAACCAGTGACGCCGCCATAATTCGTAGGAGCTGGAAGTCCGCCGGTTATATCCGTTCCAGTTGGCGCATCTAAACCGAAAGCACTTGCCGCGTTGGCAGTGTTTAAAAAGCTTGAATTTTGCATAGGCGTAAACGCAGCGACGGTAGGACCGTAGCTCATTGGCACGGCACCAATCCTGCTTATTCGATCAGCTTGGTTAAGGTTGCGTCTGGCTGCATCTTCTAACCAATAAGGAATTTCTTGCGTACTTGTTGATCCGCCTTTGCCCATTTAAATCTCCTTAACGTATGATGAATGCATAGGTTTCCACCCATGCTTCGCTAACGGTTTTTTCCATCCAAATCGTCCAGTCATGTTTAATGCTGTACACTTCTGGTCTTTTGCCCAACGTATCACGTCTTCATGCATAGATAAAATTTCTGTGAGATCGCCGCCGCCAAGAAAAATATTTAACACTTTCTTTTTTGGATAATTTATTATTTCAGTCACCAGACAACTTTTTTCTGCCGGCCATAATTGCATCGTTCCTTTGTAAAGACCCTCGTAAATATCAATAATATCGTGAGTGCCGCCAGTGTATTCCAGGGCAGCTTCAATGTAAGGTTTGCACCGCTCGAATTCCTGGGTGCCTAAAAAGTTGTTAGCGCTACTCTCTTCCATATTGCCGTGCTTCCGTCGTGGTCTGCCGTGCAGACATAAATGTAATTAGTATCCCAGGCTATCATTCCTGTTTTATTACCTGGTGCGCCAGTAGATGACGTCGGTGTTGCCTGTTTCGTTGCAACTTGGCGAAAAGCGCCGCTCGCTGAAACGACTGGATATCCTTTTGTATCATCCCAAAGAAAAATACCGTTATCGGCAGGAATATCTCCACTCGATTTGAAAAATAGTTTACCCAGGTTTCTTTGTAAAAAAAGGTTAAGCTCTCGACCCCATTGCCGAATATCAGTGCCTATAACCGGCGGCGTGACTGGCATTACCTACGACCTCCAGCTTTTGTTTCAAGTCGCATAGTACCAACACGCCAATTTGTCGCCTGATCACCCTCGACCCTCATTCGCATTTGCCTTCCAGTAAACCGCAATGAAGTTGGGTTGCTTGGATTAAATGGTCCATGTGTTGTTTCTGTAGCGTTAGGATAAAATCTTGTTTTAAATTTTAAATCAACATCACCTTGCGTTTTTTCGTCAGGAATTACCGAAGTAACCTTGGCTACTTGATCACCGTTGTTTCCAAGCGAAATTGGCCCAGTTTCACAAAATACACTTCCGCTGTCGTAGTTCAAACCTTGCTCATGGTTATAAATTACCACTGGTTCTATTACATTTGCAGTTCCACCCATGCCACCATGAGCCGTACAATAATAATACAACGTTGAAGGTGTGCTATCTG